CCCCGCCGACGGCGCTCGCTGAGCGCCTGGTCTACGTCGCGTGGAAGGAGAGTCGGGCATGAGGTCCGTCGAGATGATCGTTGAGTTTCCTATCGAGGATGCGAACTTGCCGATGCCACACCTGCTGGGGCTGGCCAACGCCGCGTTCGTCGAGGAGGTCGAGCGCCAGGGCCTGCTGCTGATGTCGCCTCCGAGCCCGTCCGTGATGCATGCACGCCGGATCGTCGAGGTGCGCGCGTCCGTCGTGGAGAAGCCGGATTGGACGCCGCCGACGCCAGCGGCCCCAACATTCGAGTGCCCGAACTGCGGCACGACGATATTCGCGGCAGGACAGCCAGAGAAGGAAGAGGCAGAGAAGTGACCGAAACGATGATGGGCGTCCTCGTCCTGGTGCTGCTGGCACTGGTTACCGCGGGCCTGTGGCAGGACTGGCGCACGAACACGCGCGAGTTCCGCGAGATGCGACGCCTGATGATGCAGGCGCAGGAAGACCGTCAGAGGGGTGAGACAAATGACTGAGGCTATCGCGATCGCCGCTGATGATGTGCAGGCCCGCACCGTCGCGGAGACGATGCTCGGCCTCATCGCTGATGACGGCCACGTTGAGGTCGCGCAGGCTGAGCTGGCTCGCCTGACTGGCCTGTCGGCGCGGACGCTGCGTCGTGCCCTTGATCGCCTGCGTGAGGCTCACTGGATTACCGTCGTGCGAGAGGCAACACCGAACGCGCCCGCACGTTACGACCTGACGGACCTCGCGGACGTCGCGCAGGCGGTCGGCCTGAAGCCACGCCACGAAGAAACCACGGCCGTGTCCTCCACGGGCACCGGCGTGTTGTCGGCGGAGGTCGCGGCGGACCCGATTGGGGCCGTCCAGCCTGGCCAGCGGTGGCTGATCGACCCGACGCTCCTGCAGGGAGGGTCGAACATCCGCGCTGACTTGCGTGTCGGCCCCGAGTTCGTGGAGACGATCGCCGGCCTCGGTGTCCTCAAGGACATCGACGTGTATCCGACCCTCACGGGCCTGGTCGTTCTCGATGGGCACCGTCGCCACCGCGCGGCCATCGAGGCGGGCTTGGAGACAGTGCCGGTGCGGATCGTCGACGTGGCGAACGACCTGGATCGCATCGGCCTGCAGCTCACGGAGAACGACGAGCATGCACACACGTCGACCGTTGACCGTGCGCGTGCCATTAACCAGCTAGTCCTGATGGGCATGCCGGCCGCCGAGATGCGCAAGCGCGGCGTGAAGGCCAGCGAGGCCACGTTGGCCCGCCGCGTCGCTAACGCCTCGCAGGAGGTCGCGGACCTGGGGGAGTCGGCGAACCTCGGCCTCGATGATCTCGCGAAGATCGCTGAGGCTGAGGCTGACCTCCCCGAGGACATCGCGGGCATGGTCGTCGAGGAGATTCGCGAGGCCCCCGGCAAGATCGACCATTTCCTCGAACGCGCGCGTGATGAGGCACGCCGCCGTCGAGTGTACGAGGACACGGTCCTCGAGCTGCGCCAGCAGGGCATCCACGTCATCACAGATGACGAATTCTACGACGGTTTCCCGAAGACCAACCAGTACCTGTGGAACCTGGTCGACGAGTACGGCAACACGGTTGAGCCGCACGACAACTGCCCCGGCAATGCGGCGTATGTCTCGGTGATCGGCTCGGGCGACTACACGAATGCGCAGACGCGCTTCGTGTGCATGGACTACGCATCGCACGGGCACTTCACCCGTGAGGACAGGGCGAGGACCACGCAGGAAGCCGATCGCGCAGCAACCGTCGAGGCGAACCGTCAGGCAGCTCAGGAAGGCGAAGTGCGCCGCGCCTGGATTAAGGACGTGCTCTTCAAGCGCCCTCTGCCGAAGGACACGGCGCTCCTGGAAATGCCCGTCATCTACAACCAAGCCAAGGTGTCCGACGCATCGCAGGCGAAGGGCCGCAGGCTGGTCAACTTCGATGACATGGGCTTCGGGCTCACGATGTCAGCCGCGCAGGCGGCTAAGGCGCGCCTCGCGTGGTGCATCGGCGTCCTCGAGGGCGGCATGGGCCGTGACTACTGGCGCAGCCCCAGGGGCGAACGCTTCGACAGCCTCGTCCAGCTGTACCTGCGGACCCTAGAACGCTGGGGCTACACCCTCGGTGAGGGTGAGGAGGCGTTCTGCAAGAAGGTCGAGGCTACCCCCACAGTCGTCACCTGGGGACCGCGCGCTGGGGAGGTGTACTGATGAGCGTCGAAGATTCAACGCTGGTGGTCGTGGCTCGGGCTGCGTTGGAGGGGGCGCTGCGTGCGGCCCTGCCGCATGTGGCACGCAAGATTCCAGAAGAGGCCCCGGACAATGGTGCGGGCCTGCTGCGCCTGGCCGTCGTACAGGATTGCGTGATGGTGCTTGCCTCGGCGATTGATCGTAAGCGCGCGATCGCGGTGCGGTTCACCGTTTTGGACGGGGATAGCTACGGGGATGGCGTGAAGTCGATGTGGCTGCGCCGCTCTGCTGTTGAGGCGTTGGCGACGTTCCTCGCGGGGTCTCCCGTCGAGCGGGTGAGCCTCCTCCTCGATGAGAGGGAGGGCATCACTGTCCAGGAGACGGGCGTCCTGTATGGGCCTCAGATGGCGCGTGTCGCCCCGGCTGCGGAGCCGATGGATGAGGACCGCGTTGACGCGGCGCGCCTCCTGCTGGATGGAGCGCATGGAGTCCTCTATCAGGATGCGGCCGTGGAGATGGACCCTGCCATCGTCCGCACATTCGCGGCGTCGGCTGCGGCCTGGCAGATTCCTCTGCGGGTCCGCGTCGGGGATGGCTACGGGCGGTCCTCGTTCATCTGGGGCACTGATGCGTGCCTTGGCTGGTCCGCTGGCTCAGTACTGCTTCAGGCCCCTGTGACGGGAGAGCTCCTCTACGACGGGCCGTCAATCCCATACCTGGAGAATGCACTGCTTCCACCTGTGCCCATGGGGAGCGTTAGTGAACCAGCGGGGCTGCGCGTCTACGAAGGTGGGGAGGACTCGTGAACAACGACAACCCCGTGTTCAGCGCGCTCGAAGACGCTGTGTCTGCCCTGGTCGCCGAAAAGCACGGGCCGGACTGTGTGCTGGGGGCGTTTATCGTCGTCGCGGAGAGCATTGCCCCGGAGGATGGCCAGGACAGGAGCGCGTGGCTGTGTGAAGGCCAGGGATCGCCTCTGGCGCGGCGCGGTCTCGTCGAGTGCGCCCGTGACATGTACGCGCGTTCAGTGAGGAGGTTCGGCGATGACTGACGCGACTGTAGCTCCGCTGTGGGAGGTCGGCCCCTTTGATCTGCCGCAGGCGGACATGCTCTCGCTCAACGGCCGAGCTGACCGCCGTACTCTCTCCCCGCGGATTCGGACACTGCGCATGCAGGCCCGCGTGATGGCCCGCGCGGCCCGCTGCCCGACCTTCATGCGAGCGCGCCTCGTCGCGTGGGTGGGGTTCCCGGACGGCCGCCGCCGCGACCTCCACAACTACATGCCCACCCTCAAAGCCCTGGTGGATGGCCTGGTGGACGCCGGACTACTACCGGACGATGACGCGCGTCACCTGCAGGGGCCGGACATGCGCCTCGATCCCCGTCACACGGTCAAGCGCATGGGCATCCCCATGTGCTCGATCCGATTCACCGTCATGCCATTCGAAGAAAACGAGGAGGACCCCGAATGAGCGGCGAAACACTCGTCACCCTCGTCGGTAACCTGACCGCCGACCCAACACTCCGCTGGACACAGTCCGGCTCCGCAGTCGCTGACTTCACGGTGGCCTCCACCCCGCGAACCTACGACCGTAACGCCGGTG